AGGTGGGTTGCAAAGATATTTTATGGGTAAAGAATCAAGAGCATTTAAACAAGCAGAGCAGTATGCTAATGCTAAATATAAAGATATTTCAATAGGGAAAACGAAAATAATATGAGCTTTCATTCTTTTGATGTACAATCCGCAATCTACACTATCTTGAATGGAGATAGCACACTTGATGCCATAGTTGGTAATAACAAGATATTTGATAATGTTCCGCAAGATACAGCTTATCCTTATGTTGTTATTGGTAATATTAATGTAATCAATACAGGAACAAAAACACTAGATGGAAACGAATATAATTTAGATATAGATGTCTGGTCAGAATATAGAGGTAAAAAAGAAATATCAGATGCAATGGAAAGAATCTATGAGCTTTTACACGACACCACATACTCGGTATCTGGTGCTAATTTTGTAAACAGTCAAGTAAGAAGCACTATAACGCTGGTAGAAAATGATGGAATTACACGCCACGCGGTGCTATCCTTATCTGTAATTGTTTATGACAGTTAATTTTTTAATGGAGATAGAAAATGGCAGTACAAAAAGGAAGTGCATTACTTGTCAAGGTTGGAGATGGAGCTAGTCCAGAAGTATTTACTACTGTTGCTGGTTTAAGAGATACATCAATTTCAATTAATGCCGAAACAATAGATGTTACAAATAAAGATTCAAGCAGAGTTAGAACTTTACTTGCTGATGCTGGTATTAAATCTTTTTCAATAAGTGGCTCTGGTGTATTTACTGATTCAGCTAGTGAGCAGACTATATTGACAAATTTTTCAGCCTCAACTTTTTCTAACTATCAATTTCTCGTGCCTGACTATAATACCTTTTCTGGAAAATTCCAAGTGGTTAGTATAGAGTATGCTGGTAGTTATAATGGAGAAGTAACTTACTCAATGAGTTTTGAATCTGCTGATGCAGTTACAATAGCAACAGTATAACTTAGGAGATTATTATGGCTTGGGAATTAAAAGCTATTGAAATTGGCTCTAAGAAATTAGATGCACAAGTTAATATTGGCGAATCTAGTATAGAGATTGAAGTTCCTTACTATAAATCTTTTAAAGATTCAGATACCATTAAAATTGATAAAGAATCTTATCAAATAACTTTTTCTAAAAATTTAGGGAATAGAGATGAGGTAATTGTCATAATTTGTAAACAGGAGAAAGAAAATGAGCACAAACAAGCTAAGAGCAGAAAAGATACTACTGTTCAATGATAAAGAATATAAGGCTAGAATGAGCCTTGATACGATTATCAGAATAGAACAAGCATTAAATTGCAGTATTTTGAAGCTAGGTAACAAGTTGGCACAAGCCGACATTACTATGACTGAAATAATCTCTGTCATAACTTTAGCAATAAGAGCTGGTGGGAATAACCTACAAGACAAAGAAGTTAAAGGTTTAGTATCAGAGATTGGCTTGTTAGAAGCTATTAAGATGGCTGGAGAGTTGGTAACTTTGGCTTTAAATGTTGATGACGATACTGACGAAAAAAAAAGTCCAGTAGAGGAATAGACGAAGAAGCCAACCTACCATATCAAAGATGGATTGAGATATGTGTAGGAATGATAGGTATTAATCCAGCAGTATTTTGGGAGATGAGCATTACCGAGATAACTCTAGCGATAAAAGGATTTAGTGAGCTCAATGGTGGTAGTAAAGATAAACCAATGAGCAAAGATGAACTAGAGGAGTTAAGGGAGAGATACCCAGATTACTAAATGGCGACAGAATTAGATAAGTTAGTAGTAAAGATTGAAGCAGACCCTTCTGGTTTAAAGAAAGGTATGGCTCAAGCCAATAAAGAAGTTCAAGCATCTACTCAAAAAATTAAAAAATCCTTGCAAGGAATGGGGTCATCTTTTGCTAAATTAGGTGGCTCTGCTCTTAAATTTGGTACAGTTCTTGGTGGTGTCTTTGGTGCAGTTGCAATTAAAAGCGTTGTTGATACAGGTATGCAAATTGAAACTCTTGAGGTTAGGTTAAAAGCATTATTTGGGTCAGCAGAAGAAGGAACTAAAGCATTTCAAGAAATGGTTAAATTTGCTGGTAAAGTTCCTTTTACATTAGGACAAATTCAACAGGGAGCTGGGTCTTTAGCAGTAGTATCAAAAGATGCAGAACATTTAGCTACATTGATGGAGATAACAGGTAATGTTGCTTCTGTTACAGGGTTAGATTTTAGAGCAACTTCTGAACAAATCCAAAGGTCTTTATCTTCTGGTATAGCTAGTGCTGATTTATTCCGAGAAAAAGGCGTTAAAAATATGCTTGGCTTTGGAAATGCAACCGAAGTTACAGCAGAGCAAACAGCAGAAGCATTACAAAGAGTTTTTGGTAAAGGTGGATTGTTTGGTAATGCAACAGATGAAATGGCAAAGACTTTGGGTGGAACTTTGTCAATGCTTGGAGATAAATTATTTCAGTTCCAAACTGCTATTGCTTCAACATTTTTTGAAACTCTAAAATCTGCTTTTGGAGATTTAAACGAAGCATTAGACGACAATAAAGAACAAATAATGGCTTTTGGAGAGGGCATTGGTAGAGCTTTAGCAGATTTAGTTATAGCTATAAAAAATAATTTTGAAGAAATAAAAACAGCTTTTAAATTATTAGGTGCTTTTATTGCTGGGTCTATGATTGCAAATATTATTTCTAAAATGAACGCAGTTAGATTAGCAGTTATAGCTACTACTGTTGCGATTGGTTTATTAATAGATGCTTTAAAAAAAGAGGTAAAAGTATCTGCTGAACAAAGAAAAGAGAATCAAAGAGCAAGAGAAGAAAGACAAAAATATTTAGACCAACAAGAAGAATTAAAGCAAAAAATTCAAGAAGCAATTAAAAATCAAAATGATTATGAGGAAGCATTAAAGAAAGCAACAGAAGCTCAAAAAGAACAGAGTGATATAATGGCAGAAGATATGAAAGCTCTTGAAGATTTAAATGTTGCATTTGAAATGGAAAATATTGATAAAGCAAATGCAAAAACGCAAGAATTTATAGATGTATTTAAAAATGCTGGTAAAGAAATATCAAATACTTTTGGAAAAGCTATAGCAAGTGGTGAATCATTTAGACAATCTATGCTGGATATATTTCAGAGTGTGATAGCTCAAGTTATTGCTTTAATAACTCAATTACTAGTTATTGAGCCAATATTAGAATCTATTGAAAAATCTATTAGAAAAGTGCAAGAAGCTAGAGAAGCTACTAAAAAAACAGAGCAAAGTAATGATTTAATTAGTCAAGCATTAGGATTTTTTAGTGGCTCTGGTGGATTTGGTGGTGGCTCTGGTGGTAGTGGTAGTATAGAGCAAGATTTGATTAGGTTAGCCATTGGAGCTTTTACAGGTATGTCAACAGGTGGCACAATTCAACCTAATATGCCATATATTGTAGGAGAACAAGGAAAAGAATTATTTATGAGCCGAAGTGGTGGTCAAATGATACCAAGCAATCAAGTAAATAGTATGGGTGGTGGAAATCCTATAGTTATAGAGCAGAATTTAAATTTTGCAACAGGCGTAAGTCAGACTGTAAGAGCAGAAGTGATGAACTTATTACCAGCGATTAGAGAAAATACTTTATCAGCAGTAAGAGAAGCCAGATTACGAGGTGGAACTTTTGCGAAGGATTTTGGTGCATAAATGGCAGAGCCTACATATCCATTGCAAATGCCTACTAGTCCAAACTTCACAAGAAGTGAATGGACAATAAGACGAGCTGTTGCTACAACGCAAAGCCCTTTTACTTTTGGCACTCAATCAGCTAAATATACAGGCTCTCAATGGTTGGCAAGTGTAACTTTACCGCCAATGAAAAGAGAACAAGCTGTTGAATGGCAGTCTTTTTTTATGCAAGTCAATGGTGGCTTTGGAACATTTTTAATGGGAGACCCAGATGCTTCATCTGTTAGAGGTACGATATCAAATACTATTGCTGTAAGTGGCAATCACTCAGTTGGAGCTTATAATATTGCTATTGATGGAGCAGATACATCTGAAAGTCAATTATTTAAAAAAGGCGATTATGTACAATTTAATTCTGGAGCAAATAGCAAACTACATATGATAATTGCAGATGTAGCTTCTGATGGCTCTGGTAATGCAACACTAACAATAGAGCCAAGTTTATCAGCAGTATTAGCTGATGATGCAACAATAACTTACGCATCACCAAAAGCAGTAATGAGAATGAGCAATAACGATTTAACTTGGTCAGCAAATCACATAAGTCTATATGGAGTATCATTTTCTTGCGAAGAACATTTGTAATATTTATATCAGCTCTAATTAGCTTTGCACTTTTCCTTATTGTAGAGAGAGCTTTAGGAGCTGACAATAGAACAACAGTAGAAAATAAAAACACTCCTGTTCCAAGTGCAATCAGTCCGAGTGTGCAAAGTTATTCACAAGTTATATGCAGTTTTCCTGTCAATGCTGGTATGCAAACATCAGTCATAGGTATATCTGGTGGAACAACCTTCACAGATTGGGAATGTGTTAGAAGAATGACTAGTAAAATGCTTTTTTCTGCTGGTCTTAAAGTAGCATCAATAAATCTGCTTTGCATTGGCTCAAAAGAGGTTTGGATAGCTATGCTAGTATCTTCAACGCCTTGTTCAGCGTGGAATGGGTCAGAGAGTTTAGTTGGTAAAGATGCAATCAAATATTACAAAGAAAAAGGTTATATAGATGATAAAGGCAATATTTTATCTGTTCCTTCTTATGTTGGTGTTCACAACATACCAAACATCAATAGTACAAGCGACAGAGAATCCAGAGCAAACAGCAAATATCCTAAATAACAGTTCTTTTGATAATCAAACAGAAGATTGGGAAATTTCTGGAAATGTTGATTATGATGGTGCTGATTATGGACAACTAGATAAGTCAGTAAGATTTTCTGGCTCTGATGGTGGCTCTATTGGTCAAACAATTAGTTTAGATATTGTTGCAGAAGATAAGATTATTGATTCTGTTGATGGCAGTTTTAAATCTATTGGCTGTAATAATATTGGAAATGATTGGTGTACCAAAACAGGAGCAGTAGATAATTTAGATACTGTAGATTGGGAGCTAAAATTTCAAGACGATACACAGTTAGAAATCATAAATTTTTCTTTTACCTCTGATTATAATGATGGAACGATAACCCAGACATTTTATGGAGAATTAAGCAAAGAATTTAATACAGATACTACAAATTTAGAAATAATCGTCTCTGGAGCTGATACAGGAGATTGGGCTGGTCAATATGGCACGATTATTGACGATTTAAGCCTTACTTTGTTCTTATCTGACCCAATCATACCAGAAGTCATAGAAACGCCAATATCAGCGAATATAGAGCCTACAAACAGCACTACAAATGTAACTACTGATGTTTTAGTAGTAGATGACATAAATACAGGCATAATTGATGTAAATATGACCTTAGATACTCAAATTGATGCAATCAATTCAATAACAGTAGATTTACCACAGATGGATATGCAAATATCTGAAAGCGTGATTAGTAATGAAATGCCAATCTTAGTTGAAGATATAGAAATACCTGAAGTGGAGATGGATATGCCAGAAGTAGAAATGGATATGCCAGAGATAGAGGTTATGCCTATTGAAGAAATTGATACTATGACCGAAGAAGTACCTGAAGAAATTAAAGAATTAGATATGGAAAAAGATTTAGAACTTGAGCCAGAGGAAGAAATTAAAGAAGATTTAGAGCCAGAATCAACAGAAGTAGAAACATCAAATAATCAGGCTGTAGAGGAAAAAGTAGAAAAAAAGACCGAAATAGAGAAAAATACACCCTCTAATTTAGAGAATAAGGACGATAAAAAAGAAATTGAGACCATTGATACACCGAAAATTCAATCTGATATTGTGGTGGAGCAGATAATATTGCCAAAGGTTATATCATTTTCAAAAGAATATTTTGCAAATCCATATAAAGATAAGATAAACTTAGGCACAGGAGTAGAATTTTATGGCGGACAAGACAGATTCAATAATCAAGATTACACCCAAGCTAATATTAATTTTTTTGATAGGGTTGGGGAGTCCTCTAGGCACAGGGATATGGTGGCTGTCAAACCTAGAATCAAAATTGAATCATACGATAGAAACAGTCAATAGTATTCCAAGCTCAGATAATTCAGAGATAGTTGAAAGAATTAAAGCAGTTGAAGTTTTATCAAACTACAATGAGAAGCAAGGTGAAAAGCTAGATGCAGATATTGAAAAACTAGTAGACCATCTTAATAGGTC